ATCCATGACTGGTGGAAATTTAAAATTGCCTTCAACACGGTCGTCAGCATCAATCATCCAGATGTAATCTGATTTGTCATCGCAGTGGCGAAGTGCTAAAGTTCTATTGTGACCGAAGTTCTTCCAATCATCCTGATGTAGTTCTCCAGGAATTCCTTTTTCGGCAAAAAACTTCTTAATAATATCCTGAGTTCCGTCTGTGGAACCTGTATCTGAAATTACCCAGTAATCAATATGTGGATGAATTGATTCAAGACATTCATGAATAATGTGGGATTCATTCTTAACAATCATGCAAAGTGCAACTTTTGATTTCATATTATACCCTTATATTTTGTGCAGTATCAAAGTAGTTTTTTACTGTCTCTTCTATATAGTCAAGTTGTTCATCGGTAATTACAGGACTTGTACCAATAAAGAAAGTATCTTTTGTAATTTTTGTCGCAACTGGAAAATCTTGCTTTGCATTGCCTTTGTAGATTCCAGAATACGCTGGTTGTAGTAAAACATTCCCACCGAAATAATTTCTAGTTTGAATCTTACAATCTTCTAGGTAGAGAGTGAAATCAGAACGCTTCATATACACACCATCCTTCACGGTGAGCGGAAACGCAAACCAAGAAGGATCTGCATGTGTCGTTGCCTTTGGTAGATGAAACACAGAATCATATTTTGAAAAGATAGAATATAGTCTATTAAAATTCTTCTTTCGTATCTCAATGAACTTATCAAGTTTTTTCAACTGCACTAGTCCTATTGCTGCCTGTAAATCCAATGGTTTAAGATTGTAACCTATCTCTTCATAGACATACTTGTGGTCAAAAATCACATCTGGAAGTTCGGGCAACCAATTGCTAAATCGTTTTCTACACATTCCATTTCGTAGACACGATGCTCCCTTACCAGCACAGTAGCATCCTCTTCCCCATTCACGAATGCTCTTTATTACTTTTTCTTGCTCTTCGGTTCTACAACCAACAAAACCACCCTCACCCATTGTCATATGATGTGCGGGGTAAAATGAGCATGAAGACATCTGCCCAAATGAACCGAGCAATTGATTCTTATATGTGCTGCCAAGAGCATCACAGCAGTCTTCTATTAAAATAAGACCATACTTATCCACAATAGACATCACTTCATCCATGTTTGGTGGATTACCAAGAACATGGGCGAAGATAAGAACCTTTCCTCCGTCTTTTGCTGCTTGTTCCAATTGTTCAATATTTAGATTTAAAGTGTCTATCTCTATATCGATAAACAGTGGTTCAAATCCATTTTGGAGAATTGGATTGATTGTGGTCGGAAATCCAGCGACTGGAGTGATGATTTTAGTGCCTTGTGGCAAGTTGTATAGATTCTTTGACTTTAAGGCGGATATCATCAAAAGATTGGCACTAGATCCGCTGTTAGTCAGCACACCGTATTGCTTTCCCAATCTTTCCTTAAACTGACGCTCAAAACGAATTCCATTTTCGCCAAGTGCCAACCATCCATCAAGAAAGCATTCTATACCAGCAATATATTCTTCGTCATCAAATACAGAACCAGAATACTGTACAGTATCCTTTCCTGCTACCCACTTCTTTGTCTTTTGATTTCTTTTTAGTTCAACAAGTTCACGAATTTTGTTATCGATATCATCATTTGATATGTTTACTTGAATCATTATATAAATCCTTCAGATGGTTAAATGTATTTATGATACCAGATTGGAGTCCAATTTCACTTATTGGCATCTTGTGTGAAGATCCACAGTAAAACTCCAAGTCTTTGGGAGATTCAATTGTAACAGGAACTTTGTAATTGTCTAGTGTGTTTATAAAATTAGAAATATTTGTTAATGTATATTTTTGCTCATATGAACAATTTAATGTTTTTGGGAGTGTTGTATTCTTTATATAAAAATCAATTAAAGATATCAGATCTTTCATATAGTAAAAATCCATAATCTTATCTGAATGAATTATCATTGGTTCTTTTTTAATGTATCTTAAAATGTTACCCTTGATGAATCTAGTTTCTAATTCATTATGATCAAAAACACCAAATATTCTAAGATTATGCCAATTTTCTGTAGAATTTACTATTTCAGCAATTGCGCGTTTACTTAAACCATATAGTGTGTTTGGACTGAATAACTCTGCACCAGATCCAAACGATATTAATTTTGAAAATGCATTACGATTCTGGTGTAGGTTATAAATCATTTTAACATTTTGACTTACAGTATCATCAGAGTTTGCTTTTATTCTACTACCACCAACTATGGCGGTGTGGATAACAACATCGTATTGGTTATTGATAAACCAATCGGAAGTTGATTTGCAATCAGTCAAATCAAAATCAGTTCTTGATATTTTTGTTATATTATATTTCGTATGTAAAGCATCATATATGCTTTTAGCAATATATCCATTACCGCCTGTGATTAATATTTTCATTATTTTTCTTTAGAAAAGTCTGCAAATTCTACAAGAATTGTAATAATGCCATCGGTTCTATTTAATGCTTTTATATATGCTGGAACTATATCTTCAGGTTCTATCAGTTCTATAATTTCTGTATTTTTTGACATCAGTCTAAATGCTTCTGAAAAATTACCTTTATGTTGACATTGTGGATCTACAGGTTTTTCGCTACCAACAGCAACACGAACTATTACTTTAGGTGTACATTTCCCATTTGACATTTCTTTAAATTTATCAAGATGATTTATAAATTGATCAGTACCCATAAGTAAAAAATTCCAACGAGGGTATGTAGAAACAGGAATCATACCCTCAATTGCCATACCATTAGCAAGACCACTTTGAAAATATTCAGCAACAGGTAATTCCATTTTTTTATGAGATGGTAAATGCTTTAATGAATCATAAAGACCTGTTCCTTCATATTCAACTGCCTGACCAATAAAAAATGTATCAGGATGTTCTGCAAGTATAGACATTGCTTTTTGTAATTCTTCAAAATATTTCATTAGAATTGAACTCGTTTTCCAGCTCCAGCGTGTGGATATTTTTCATTTGTGTACTGATAATATATTAGATTTTTTTGCCTCAATAATCCACCAGTATATTCCGATTCCAGATAATAAGGTCTTTGTCGTTTCCAAACATCTGGTGTTGGAGTACATACAGACTTTTTATTATCTTCTACAATAAAAGTTATAGGTAGATCATGATTTAAACTATATTTATATGCTTCATGAAATGCCCCAGTTTCCGCTGACATATCACCAACCCAACACCATACATGATTTTTTTTATTTCTTAGTTTAATCGACAACGCAATTCCACTAGCAATTGAAGGAATTCCACCAACTATAGAACTGCAAATAAATTTATATTCTGGCATATTAGCAATCATAGATTTTCCTTCTATGATATTCTGTTTAAATATTTCTCTAGGAATGCCTTTAAGCAATCCCTGATAATGGTTTCTCCAAGTACAACAAACCCAATCATCTTGAATATCAATCTCTTTAAAAATTTCTATTATAAAATCTTCATTTCCAGAATACAGATGGATTGGAGCCTTTATTCCTCCAGAATTGAAAATATTTCCAATTTCTGTTTCAAAATCAATCAATTCTTCTTTCACCATATGAATTTATCCTTATAGTAATCAACAATATTTTCAATTTCTAGATCAAAATGTTTAATAGGATTCCATCCAAGATTTCTTAATTTAGTATCATCCAGAGCATACCTGACATCTTGTCCCACCCTAGAATACGAAACATCAACATATTCCGCAATATCAACTTTGGAAGTTTTCAGTACAGATGATACAATCTTTGTCACGGTTTCCATATTTGATTGTTCAAATCCACCACAGATATTGTATATCTCATTTTTAACTTGACTGTCTATAATTGTTAAAACTGCTCTGGCAGTGTCTTCTGCGTGTAACCAATTTCGTATTGGAGTTCCGTTGTTGTGTAATGGAATCTTTCTTCCTAAGTTTAAGTATTTGCATGTCTTTGGAATCAATTTCTCTACATATTGTCCAATTCCATAATTATTAGTTGGTCTTACAATAACATATGGTATACCATATGTTCTAGCCCATGCTAATATCAACATATCTGCAGCTGCTTTTGTAGCAGAATATGGATTTGAAGGTTTAAGTAAATCGGTTTCGGTATGAGAACCTTCTGCAATATCTCCGTAGACTTCATCTGTACTAAAGTGCAACAATGTTGGCATTTTACCAGTTTCTTGCCTATAATTACGCATCAATTCCAGGATATTGTGTACACCATCTATATTTGATTTAACAAAGTCATCGCTATTGGCAATAGAATTGCCAACATGTGTTTCTGCTGCTGTATTAATTATGTAATCACAATCATAAAGAAATTTAAGATCATTTATATCACAATGCACAAACGAAAAATTTGCGTATTGTTGAAATTCTTTCAGCAAGTCTTTGTTTGCGGCATATGTAATCTTATCCACACCCTTAACATACCAACCTCGTTGAAGACACAAGCGTGTCACATATGATCCAATGAATCCTAAACATCCAGTCACATATACAATTTTTTTCATACTATAGTTTAACCTTTCTTCTTATAAAAGTCAACCAATTTATGTATGATTGTATCTATATCGTATTGGGATTTAAACCCATATGAATGTAGTTTTTTGACATCTAAATATGAGTGTCTTACTTGAACGATATTATGAAAATCAGTTGGATTAATGTGAACAATCTTTGAAGAAGAATTAGAGTAAGCTATTGCCCTTTCAATTAAGTCACCGAACATAAAAGGTTCACCACTACCTATATTAATTATTTCATTGGTTGGTGCGTTATCCATACAAAATTTAATTGCACGACAAACATCATCAACATGAATGTAATCTCGTAAAACCTTTCCACTATAATACAGTTCAACATCATTATTATTTGTAATCTCTCGTATTAAATATTGTAATGCATTTTTCTTTTTAGATATTTTAAGATCGCCTTCACCTAGTACATTTGCAAGACGAAATATTCTATATTTAATATTAAAAGTTTGGCAAAAAGATATTAATAATTGCTCTGCACAATATTTTGTAATTGAGTAAAATCCTGTAGGATTACATCTAGAAAAATCCTCTCTAAATGGAATTTCGTTATTTTGTCCATATACAAACCAAGAACTAACAAAATTTATTGTAAAATCACTATTTTTGGGAATATTCTCTAATACATTCATTAATACTTTTAAATTTGTATCAATATCCAAATGTAAATTACTATGAATGTTATAATTATCAACAGTGCTTATCAAGTATAATACATTATTTGTTTTTGGTGCGTAGTTAGTTTTTTCTATACGAATAACATCATCTGGGTATAGATCACAAAATCTACTTCCAATAAATCCAGAAGAACCAAATACTGATATACTATTCATAGTGTTTTTAGTTATTTAATGGCAAATATCATATTTTCTGGTGTATTACCAATTAATTGATATCCTAATTCAGTAAATTTTTTACGAAGTGTTCCGTGAGAATTATCATTTTCTACACAAAGTATTTTACATCCATAATCTATAGGATTGAACCAGTCTTGCAAAACAAGTTTTGCCGAATAACCCTCAACATCAACATTTATCAAATCAAAAGGTCCAAATGTATCTAAAATTTGTTTTAATCCTATCTTTCCAATAATTATTTTTCTTGGATTAACACAATCACCTTCAGAATTATATTCTTTATTTACTTCACCAATACCTCGGTCAGTCCAACTTTTTATACTAGAAGAAACTGCACTCATTGGAGCATCGTAAAATTCTAAAAATGGAACTTCATTTATTTCATTTTCTAAAACTACTGCTAAGTTTATTAATTCTGCTCTTTTTGGATACATTTTATAAGAATTAAAAAGTTTGACAAAGCAATGTGATGAAGGTTCAACAAATACTCCAGTCCAACCAACATGTTCTATCATTAATTGTTTAACATTACTAAAAGTTTCTCCATCATACGCTCCAACATCAAGTAGTTTTCCTTCAAATATTTTATTAGAATTAATATAATTTAATATTATGTCTTGCTCATTATTTTGTGAATAATTTTTCATAATTTTCCTTTAGATATTATTTTTCTCTGTGTTTACTAAATTTATATCTGGTGTGTGTATATCAGAATAAAAATCATCATCACCATTACTATGAATTGGTATTTGTTGTCCTACAAAGTATACACCACCATTATCGATTCCCCTACAACATTCCTTTGGAAATGGTTTTTTTGCAAAAAATGGATCATGCTCTATCACAGAACAATTATACAAATTAATCATATTAGATAAATATGCAGACATAAAATTTTGGTCTTCTGTTTTTATATTTTTTGGAGAATATTGCAGTATAGCGTTTTTAATTTTACCTTTAAATTTTTCTGTTTTTAATCCAAACATTCCTGCCTGTATAAACCAGGCATGATATGGATGATCTCTCATTATATGAATATCTGAATCATTTATCAACCATTCATCCACAGCAAATTTTTCTCTCATAGATAATCTAGAGTCGGCATCTCTAAATATTGCATATTCTACTTCTGGATGATCCACAATCAAGAACCTATTTAAACCAGATTGAAAATTCCCCTCACTATCTAAAGACACGATTATACTATTTTTAATACTTTTAAGTTGACTTATTATTTTATACGGGACACATGAATTGCAATAAAATATACAACCCCAATCTGGATATAAATCCAAAGCAAGATTCGCATTTTTAATTGCGCCAATCGTATATAATTCATTAGATCCCCACAAACTAAATGATATAACTTTTTTAAACATAAAATTCATTCATAAATTATTTTATCAAATTTTGCTATATTATGTTTATTTTTCCTAACAAACTCTTCGTGCGGATATTGAATTATATCTAAAAATTTTTTCTTTATTTTTATAGGACATAATGGAGTTGTTATTCCTTCATTATCATCTTCAATATACATATCACTAAAAATTTCACGATTTATTTTGGGTTTGTTATCTTGATGAACTTCAAGATTAATTGAAGATAACTCATATGCTGCTTTATTATAAATTCCTGGAAGCATAAACATTGGTATTCGATGTCCAAACATTTTTATATGCCTATAATGCATGTCTCCGTCTTCTTCTCCAAATGCTAATAATCTTTCATCAAAATAACCTAATTTGTGAAGTATTGTTTTGGTACATACAAAATGTGAAAATCCATAATTTATTGTAAAAAATTCTGATTTAGAATAATCAATATAATTAATTAATTCGTTATATGCATTTGGATTTAAAAATTCTACATCATCACATAATATTAAATTATATTCAGTCTTGCTAAAAATTACAAGCGTATTCCATAATTTACATAAACTTTTAAATTCTGGACAAAATATCGGATATAAATTTTTATAAGATTTTGCTAAATTAAGCATCTCTACTCTATAATCGTCAGGCATATTTTCATCATTATTACCATTTATTGCTAAAAGAATATCAACAGATTCTGGAACAAATGTTCGAACTTTCAAAATAAGGTCTTTTATTAATTCTTTTCTTTGTCTAAAGGTTACAATACAAACAGAAAGTTCATTTTTCATAGTTTATCCTAAATATTTTATAAAATTGTTTTGTAGAATTTCAATTCTACTTTTGTTTGAAGCTCCAGTAAGATGCGCTAAAAAACATCTTTCATTCCACTGACCAACTATTGGTACAGGCGCAACCCATCTAGTTTGATATATTTCCTGACTTGGAATTGAACTTAAAAATTCGTGATTCAATACTTTAAATTCATTTCTAAAATGTGTATGGGCATACATTATGTTCAAAGTATTTTGCTCTTCTCGACCAGGACCAGATAAAGAAGACCCTATTGAATAAAATGCATTTATAAAATTTTCCACATTAGATGTTTTTTTTATAATAAAATTACCACAACTAAAATTAGAATATCCATGCCAATCATATGATGCATAAAAAATACAATTATTGTCACCCATAAAATCTTCAATTTTATATTCATCATTTGTTATAATTGAATCTGCATCTAACCACATAACTATATCATATGAAAGTAACATTTCAAATGATCGTAAAGCACGCTGAAAGCCTATCTCATTTGGTTGAAATGCTCCACGGATATCATATCCTAAAGAACACATAGACAATAAATCGTATCCATGCTTTTTTGCATATCTTTGTTTAGACGGCAATGTTAAATCGACCAAATCTGCCATTGTATTATCACTTGCACTGATTTCTGTTCTAAATTCATCAGTATATCCAGTAATAATTAAAATTCTTTGATTCATTCGTGTATTCCCATTCCCCAATCATTCAAATTTGGAATATTATATTTTTGAATATTTTCTTTTATAAATTTATATTTGTAATTCTCTGAAAGTTTTTGATGATTGTAAATATTTAAATCCACTTTCAATTGAAATGGAAACTTTTGAATTTCCCAATTAAAATCATTAACCGATTTATCATACTCCCTATGATCTATCGTTTGAACTCCGTGTTGTGTTCTATTTACATAGTCAAAAATTTTCCAATAATATTGTTTGATTGCAACACACTTTTTATCCAACCACTGCAAATGTGAAACAAAAAGATGTGGTACTCCAAAGCGAGCACCATTTCCAGGATTTGGCAAATGCTCTGCGTGCATCTGAATAGTTCTAAACTTGGTATTCGTAGTGTACGATCCTATACGGTCAGCAAGATGATCTCTCCACTTATCATCAACACGAATCTCATCAACACCAGTATATTGAATCCAATTCAAATGAAATAAAGTATTCTTATGCGTATCTAATATTTGCTCTAATTGTTCTTTTGATAAATTGCCATCAAGATATTCATCGGAATCCATGCATATAATTTTACCAGAATGTTTAAATGCCTCGTCAAATAATTCTTGACGAATATCAGATTCCATAAAAAAATCAGAATCTCCACGATTTGTGCGTAGAACATTTAGTATGTTGTATTTTTCTTTGTTTTCTGTCAAGAACTCATAAGTTCCATCTGTGGATCCATCATCCATGAAAACAAAGGCATCTGCATATCGTTGCCATATTGGAAGCATCTCTTTTAATAGAAACACTTCATTCTTTGTCATTATTATTTGTACAATCATAATAAAAACTTTCAATAATTAGACAGTCAGATTCAATCGCGTGTTTGCATATTGTATAGATTCCGATGTTCTGTCATCATATTTATACAGATGAAGGTACTTGTCTATGTGGGTTTCAGTTTTTACAAGTGGGTACATTTTAAGACACCATGCATAATCTTCACCATATGATGATTGTTCGAATTTTGCTTGTTTTGCAATATCACTCTTCCAGTAACAAATATGAAACGGTGGACGACGAACATGTGTCATACCATAAACATATCTTTCATTTGGATTGTTCATACTAAAATTCACAGTAAATTCATTTCCATTCACCACACAATGTTGATTGAATGTTATGACATCTGCTGGGGTGCTCTTCATGGATTCAACAAGTGAGCAAATATAGTCGTCTGCAATATCATCGTCATCATCCATGAAACCAACCCATTTGCCTCTAGCAGAATTTAACAGTGCTTGTCGTTTTTCTCCTATAGTCATACTTTTATTATCAACCAAACAAAGAATTTCAACTTCTGGATAATTTTTTGTTTGAGTTTCCAATTTATTCATTAGAGGAATTAAATATTTTTCCAATCTTGATGGAATCGACAGAATCATGACCGTTAATATAATTTGATCGCTAGATGTTGGCATTGGTTTTATACTTTATTATTTGTTCTTTAACTCTCTCAAAAATAGATTTAGAATATTCTTTTGCTAATTCATAATTTGATTCTATAAAAGGAATCATATCATCATATGTGTTTTCGTTTATTGTATTTACATTTTCAATAAATTCTTGAAATGAATTAAAAATTATCATTCCCCTAGTATCAAAGAATTTACCAATGTCAGCACATCCCCAATAAATTGGAACTGTTTTAGTAATTAAACAATCTACTATTTTTTCACTAAAATACCATTTTTCTTTGTTATTTTCTATTGCAATACTAAACTTAGATTTAAATAAATTAATTTTATCGTCATTTGGTAACAATCCATCATGAATAGTATCTGAGAATAAAAGACCATTCCATGTTGGTTGATTTGTAATAAATCGTGTACTAGAATAGAATATAGTCGGATATTTAATAAGTTGTCTATTGTTCCATATGATCTGACGCATTGCGTAACCTGGAGTTCCAAAGTGATTTGTGGTCATAAAACTAATTGTATTTTGTTTAATTCCAACTTGATTTAAAATATCATTATCAATCTGACCTAAAGAATCATTATGATTGTTTTTGTTTTTACCTAACCATGTGGTTCCATATGGAAATAAAACTGCATTTGGTGTGGAAGAGATAACATCTTCATCTGTAGTTAATACTAAATCATACTGATGAGCATTTTGAATTATTCTCCATCCAGGTTCTCTGCTTGGACAGTGTGCTGGTTCGTTACTCGAAACAAAAACTTTATACGAATTCACATCTTCAAACTTAATTGGATTGATGTCATTGTGTAGTCGGTTACATCTACCAAAACGAGTAAAATGTATCTCACATGGAAAATCAAAATAAACTGAATCCAGTCCAAAATAATCTACATTTAAAATATTTGCTTTGTGCATTTTATAGATTTCCCACTAAGTTAAATTCGACAGTTGCATCGTCCAGACCCATCTCTCTCAGTGATTTCTCTTTAGATTCGCCATCAGCAATTCCCATGGTAATCATTGGTTTTACACCTTCAGGCATTGTAGTTCCAGGCCATATAGCATATGGAAGACCCAACATTCCCATTTTTATTTTTGGGATGAATAATGGTAAAACTTCAGCCATGAGTATTTCATGATCAAATACTTTTGCCCCTAAATTGAGTTCATTGAATTCACATCTCTCAATCCAATATTGCAAAAACTCTATAACTACTGGTTTGTATGTCAAATATATTGGAGATGCTTTTGGGTGATTTGGTTTTATGTTTTGTGGATTGCCCTGATATGCAAACGCCATGTCGCACTTATCTTCCAACTCATCAAATACTTTTAATTCATTATGAATTAAAGAATCCACATCTAACCAAATAAATGGTTTTTTCTTTTCTTCAAGCACGGAAAGTAAAAATTTTGGTTTTGCTAGACAATTTAATCTATACTCTCCACGACTTGGCAACTCACGAATATCATGAGGAATGTTATTTTCGTTGCAGTTTATTCTCAAACGACGAGAATGATCGCTGTAATAGGTGCGACCATCTACATCGGCATAAAATGATACGACTTCAGTTTTCACGGATCGCCTCAAATAATTGATCATCAGCAGAGATCAGTTCTTTAACACGATTAAAGTTATCTCTTACCGCTTCTAATTTACTATAGTATAGTTCAGGTGTCAACACATTTATGTCAAACCCTGGAATTAATTCTATAATTCCTTCTTTATTGAACATGTTTCCAATATCTGGTGAACCCCAATAAACAGGAATTGTTCCTGTGGCAAAGCAGTCTGTCAATTTTTCGGTGTAGTAAGTTTCGTACTTATCATTCTCTACGACTATCGAAAACATATAATCATTCAATGCTTCAGATTTGTCCCAAGTATTTTTTCCTATTCTACGAGATCCCAAAGCACCACCATATAAATCAATCTTGTCTTTTAATTGCTCTGCCACAGAATGACGAATGGCATGTCCAAATACAAATCGTTTTGGAGAAGCGACCATTGATACTAGTTTAGTTTTTTCAAATAGTTGTTGATCTTTTGCCCAAGGAAGATTACTACCAGATGGGCAGTATCTGATATTTGGATGCTTTCCTACCAAACTCATTTCAGATACAAATAACAGATCATACGAATCGGCAATATTTTTTAATTCACTTTCCCACATGTCTCTTGGAAAATGCATTGAATGAAAAATAGCACGGGATTCGCATACCCATGCTATTTTTTTCTCCCCAGCGCGTTTTTGATACGACATTCCAGTTGCTATAGCACCATCTATGAATACCTTTACTGGATAATCTTCTATCGTCCAATCGAAATGTTTTGGTTTTAAATCAGAATTAGAAGAATGTTCTACATTGAATGGAGCACCAAGTGCTTGCATCTTTTGCATGATATAAAGTCTCCACTACTATGTATGTCACTTTCCTATGTGGTACTTAGGAACTAGCGTCCATTCTTTCTTTTCTTTATGTGGTATTATCTTGAGTCTTGCCAAGGATAGTTGTGGTTCTTGATACTTCTTGGGATCAATTGCTTCAATCAAACCCCATTCAACCAACAGTTTAACAATAGTATTCCTTCGTCCAAGATCATCAGTAGACATATCACTTTCAAGACCATCAAGAACAAACATTTCCTTGAAGTGCATGATTGCGTATCTACCACGCTTGTGTAG